AATTACTAAATATACCCGTTTTAGTTATAACTTCACCAGTTTTTTCTAATTCACCTGCAACTGCCTTTTCTATACGTTGTTGTTGTATATCTAATTTAATTTCTTCATCACTAAATCCAAGAATATGTTTCTTAGCCCAAGATGAAGAAACAGGTAATATACCATTTCCTGGATCGGTAACAGAATCACGATATAATTGAATTTTTTGTTGCCATTGTTCAACCTTAAGTAAATCTGCTTGTGTTGATGGGTTAGTCAATCCTAAACTAAAGTTATAAAGTTCATCTTCAAAACCTAATAAATACAGATGTATAATTGCTATTTTATTTAATTCCTGTATCATAGATTTTTGTATTCTATTTATAGTTCTTGCAAAACGTATATCTTGTAGTGCTAAGTTTTTACCGTCTCCCACAACTTCTTCAAAACCTAAGAAAGCTTTAGGTACACGTAATGAAGTTAACAATTTCTTTTGAATATATTCAATATCGGCGATTTCTGATAGGTTTTGCGCACCTGGTAAAGTATCGATTGGGTTCGGTGCACTTGGATCTCGTACAGGTATAAAGTAATCTTGATCAACCGCCATTTGGTTATACCTCAAATCGACGTTACCATTTGTTGAATCTACTATTTGATCTCTTTTGAACTTATTTGCAACTCTTTGTACATATGATTCGACATCTTTATCATCCATGTTACCAACAAAAACTTTAAACACTCTTCTTTCAGGTGCTCTAGAAGTTCGGTAAATTAACATAGCGTCTTCCGCCAAAATTAACTGTTTCCAAATTCTTCTACCTTTTTCTAACATAGATGTTCCATACGGTAACTTTCTATCATCACCAAGAAGTCTAAAATGAGCAACCTCCCATGTATTAAATGTCATATCTTTATTCTGCCACAAAAACTTTAATGAATCGTTTTCTGTTTCAGATGTATTACGATCAGGTTTGATTTTCATACCTCTTTCTTGTCTACTTATTTCAATATTAGGTAATTGTTGTGCACCTGTAACACCTTTATCCGGATCTAATTTTAAATAAACAAAATTATCACCATACTTACATGTGTTACGAATCCACATAGGTAGATTAGTATTAATATCTAATTTATTGTTGAACAAATCAGCTAAAACTGTTTTAATTCTTTTACTTTCTGAATATATCTGTAAGATATATCCATCTTCATCGGGTGTTGTCGATTCCTCTGCATAGATATCTAAAGCTGCAGATATCTCAGGCGTGTATTCCATACTTTCATAATCATAAAATGAAGCCAATCTTGTTGGTTCATAATAAACCGCTTGGGAATATAAACTATTTTCTACTTTTTGCCATTGTTGTCCTAAGTATAAAGTTTGTTGTGCTTGTAGTTTTTCTCTTTCGTACTCTTTTTTATCAGTAGTTTTTAGAATTTCTTTCTTATCAAACTTATATGTAGGTGCTTGTTGATCTAATGTTGAATCAGGTCCAAATACTTTTGTGAGTCTTTGCCATACGGTATAATTATTTTCGGCCATAAGTCATTTTTTAAATAAATATAAAGTTTACTTGAATTAATTAAAGGTTATTTTCTCATTCCACCAAATAACCATCCATAATTATTGTAGTCGTCCTTAGTTATACCGTTAGGTCTTCTATGATCGTTATAGTTATTAGGCATTACAGGTAAACCAGGATTAAAATCCTTAGAAGTATTTCTAACAGGTGTCTCGTTAACCATCCAACTCTCCATCATTGCTTTGGTTTGTTCCGTAACTTTTTCAAGTTGTGTAAATGAACTTTCGCCCACATATATCGCCATAGCCATAGCCATTATAAGATCGTCGTGTTGTCCCTTAATATGATCGGGTCTCCCATTAATATATACAAATGTATTTAATTCATTTATTAAACGAGAAGAACGAACAATAAAGTTATGTCTTAAAGCTTCCTCAAAAGCTGCCACGATTTGAACACGTTTTGAATTAAAGTTTAATCCTGGTATCTTTTCCATCGCCTTTGGGTTGTACTTCCATTTGTCTGCAGCGTTTATACCATCAACATACAAATCCTTATAATTCATTTCCTGAAGTTTACGTGCAGTAGAAACCCCCATACCTCCAGTGATATCAATTACAACAAACGCTGAATACATAGTCGCCCATTTAAATGCAACCTCAGCGGCGACATCAGGTGGTATCTTACCCAAATACTCCAATACCTGTTCTCGTTCGTCAAAGTCTATAATACAGAATGTGGTAAAGTCTTCACTATCACCACGAGAAACATCAATACCCATAATATATTTGTGACCCACCACAGGTTCCTTCCATTGCCATAAGGCACCCCCCATAAATTTGTTTTCAGGTTCACGAATAAAGTTTTCCTTAATTTTTTCTACCGTATCAGAAGGAATAACGTTATCACCTGAACCCAAGAAATTACACTCCAATTCCTGCGCAATCTTACGTCTATCAAACTTAAGTTTTTTACTCATACCCTCAAACCATGTAGAGTATGGTTTATATCCGTCCAAGAAATGTGTTTTTATTTCATCAAAATCCCGTTTCATCGGGTCAACCATAGAGTAGTCCAAAGTTATTTCTTCGTCCTTATAATCTTCCCTATTTAACATATAATGAACGATATCATTACATTTAATCAGTTTTAAATCTTTTGCATAACGAGGGTCACGATACCAATACATCTCGGTAATCTTAAAGTCGTTCATACCTCGTAACGACTGATCATAGATAGAATAATAAATGGGGTCAAAACCGTTAGGGGTAGAAATTACAATAACTTTACCACCTGTAGAAAGTGACGCCATACACGCAGACCAGAAATCGTTATCTGCTTCAATAAACGCCGCCTCATCAAATACAAGTATCGTGGGGGTATATCCACGAAGGGCGTCTTTAGATGTTGCAACCGCTTTTACCTCACATCCGTTGGTTAACTTATAGTGTCGTTGTGAATTCTTTTCACTGGAGAAATTAACACCAAACCATGACGGCCATTGTTCAATAAACGCTCTTATCTTACTTGCCATCTCCACAGAGGTGTCAAGTTTGTTTGCGATGATAAGGATTTTTTCAGGTTTTGTTTTGGCTGCTGTAATAAGTTTTTTTGATACCCATGCCGAAGTTACTGTTGATACACCTGCCTGACGGTATTTAAGTGCGATATTTTCTTCGTAATTATCGTAGTCGTTTATTAAATGTTCTTGGTCAGGAAACAACTCCAAAGGAACATACTTAGACTGAGTATTATCGTATGTTTGTAGATATGTCTTTAACGCATACGAGGTGTCTTTTACACACCTCGCATACTCTAATAATACTTTCTCTTTTGTTAACGCCATATAGACATTATAATAATTTTTTATGTCTATTAAAGACCCAAGTCACTCAAATCAATATCATCAATATTGAAATCGTCATCATCATCGTCATCACGATACTGAGACATTGCGTCATCGTACTCCTGTTGTTTTAGTTCAGAGATGATATCGTTTACCATTTTTTCCACCTCTTTTTTACCCTGTGCAGAACCCGATAAAATCATACGAGCCAAATTAAAGAATTCATCTGTAGATAATGATGAGAAACGAGAAAAGAAATAGTTTTGAATTTCTCTCATATCATCTTCATACAACTTGTCAGGGTATGCTTCGGTGAACTTCTCCCAAATAACTGGACCCAATCTCAAATCCCAAACCTCATATGGTAAGGTATCAGTTTGTCCCATAACCATCTCAGCGGCTCTTGGGTCGTCAGGTAAACCTTGTGTACCCAATACCTCATAAACACCCTTAATCAATTCGTGAACCAATACAGGGAAGAACAAACCTCTTGCTTTAATAGTTGGGGGTTTAGTAGTAGCATCAATTTTTTCAGAACCTTGTACTCCTTCACCACTACCGGCAGCACTCATAACCATTTGGTCAGGCATAATCCAGTACAACAAATCGTTGATGGACATCAAGACACCGTATAGGTAAGACAACTCAGGATTAATATTATTT